TATATTCCGGATACTACGTTTTATATGCACGATTACGCGGAAGGAGAAACTGGTGGATGCTCTATCGACGGTGTTCCAAATTTTGAGTGGTCTATTAAACGCGCTTCTGATCTTTTCGGTGGTAAGCGTGTTGTTATCTTTGCTCTTCCTGGAGCTTTTACGCCTACCTGCTCATCTGCTCAGTTACCTGGCTATGAACTAAACTATGATAAATTCAAAGAATTAGGTATTGATGAAGTGTATTGTACCTCAGTAAACGATGCTTTCGTTATGCGTTCGTGGGCTGTAGATCAAGGTCTACAAAACATTAAAATGCTACCTGATGGTAATGGTGACTTCGCAAAAGGTATGGAAATGCTTGTTGATAAGTCTAACCTTGGCTTTGGTCAACGTTCTTGGCGTTATGCTATGGTTGTAGATGACCTGAATATTGAACGTATGTTTGCAGAAGATCAGTGGTCGACTGATCTGTATCCTGTAGATCCATTTGAAGTATCAAACGCAGAAAATGTTTTAGCATATCTATCTAATCCACATCCTGAAGAAGCTGAACAACAGCTGGAACTTTGGAATGGTTAAATCAGATCATTTTTTATTTCGTTCTGATGACTGGCACAAGCGATATCTTGGCTTAGCTGAAGAAGTCGCTAGCTGGTCTAAAGATCCTTCACGGAAAATTGGAGCAGTAGCAGTTGGCTCAAAAGGTCAGGTGTTAGCGCAGGGTTATAATGGTTTCCCACGAGGAATCGATGATGATCCAGTTCGATTGCAGGACCGTGAAGTAAAATACAAATATGTCGTTCATGCTGAAATGAACCTCATATACAATGCTACGTATAACGGTGTTTCCCTTGATGGATCCACTGTATATGTTACAGGATTACCCGTTTGTTCAGAATGCGCAAAGGGTTTAATCCAAGTTGGTGTAAGACATGTTGTAATGAAAAGGCAAGATGATCTTCCACCAGTCTGGCAAGAGTCTTTTGAGTTTACAAAGTCTCTTTTTAATGAAGCAAATATCACATGGAAAATAATTTAAGGTTTACAAAATTGTTAAAATATGATATAATATATCTAATATCGTGAGCTACTCCTCTCCGGACAAGAAATCTCACGTAAATAAACTGACATAAAGGAGAATATAAATGTCAAAAATTAAAGTTGGTATCATTGGTGTAGGTAACTGCGCCAAATCTCTCGTTGAAGGTATTCAATACTACAACGAAAATCCTGACGATCAAGTTGGTCTTATGTATCCTGATATTGGTGGCTATAAGTCTTCTGATATCGAATTCGTAGTAGGCTTTGACGTAGATCGTCGTAAAGTAAATCGTCCACTTGTAGAAGCTCTTCGAGCTGCTCCAAACTGTGCAATGGATCATGTTACTGAGATCTTAGAATCTGGTAATAACTCTCCTGGCGTAGTTAAGAAAGGCGCAATGGTCTATTCAGGTCCTGAACTTGACGGTATTGCTCCGTGGATGTTGGACTTCCCCGAAGACGTTTCGTTCCGTACTGGAGCTGAAGCTGCTAAGTCTTATGATGATATTGTTAAACTCATCAAAGAAACTGATGTAGATGTTCTTATTAACTATCTGCCAGTTGGTTCAGAAAAAGCATCTAAATTCTATATTGATGCTGCACTCGACGCTGAAGTCCATTTTGTTAACTGTATCCCAACATTGATTGGTACTAAAGATACGATGGCTATCGAACAGAAGTTTATCGATAAAGGTTTAACTATTGTTGGATCTGATATGCGTTCTGCTTGGGGTGCTTCACGTATGTCTGAGGTACTACAAGGTGCTATGATCGATTCAGGTCTTATGGTAACTCAACATATTCAAATGAATATGGCTGCTGGTTCTACTCAAGGTCAAGAAACTATTCGTACCGGTCGTACAGCAAACACTGACTTCTTGAACATGGCTGAAAAGTCTCGTCTACATAACAAGCACGTTTCTAAAGAAAACGTATTGAAAGGACAAAATATTGTTCGTGATGTTACTACTGCTGGTATGACTCTATATGCTGGTCCTTCTTTGACTGTACAACAGAAACCTGGTGGTGACTATGTCGGTAGTGATAATAAGATTGCTAACTTCGATATGATTGCTTATGGTTTTGCTGGAGCTCGTTATGAATTAACAGCTCGTCTATCA